AGCACCATCAGTAATAGCAATAGGAGTTGTGTCATCTCCATAAGTATTAGCTGATGTAGCTGCACCTGCAATCTCAGCAAATGTAGCCTGATCAAGATTCTCAGCTACCTGTCTAGCCATCTCCTCTATATACTTAGCCATGAGCTGACCACCATCACGTGCCTGAACTGCATCAACATCATCAATCTGAACAGCCACATACTTAATATTATTAATATTAAGTGTCTCTGCTAATGTGTTCATATCCTCATAAGTGATGGAAGAACCATCATAAGCCTTAAGTGTAACATTACCAATTCTGTTAATCTTAACAGAACCACCATAGATTACCTCACCCTGTACATCATGGTTGACAAATGCCTCACCAACCAGTCTAGGACGAAGTGCCATAAGTAACTTTGAATACCAAATTGTTGGAATAAATGATGTAACAGCCATTTATTTTTCCTCCTTATTATCTAAACAATTTTATTTTAAGTTTGGTAACTGAGCAGTGATGTTATCTATATCAGCATCTACTTCAGCCTGAGATAATTTACTAATTTCCTCAAGTGAACTATATACTCTTTTAGCTCCACCAACCTGCTGACTTGTTGACATGCTCTGACCAGTTGAAACTACTTTAGGTTTCTCAAATGAAGAACCATAATTCTTTTTAAGTCTTTCAATCTGTTCATCAAGTCCACCTGTGATATTGTAGTCATCATCCATCTTGATATCATCAGATTTAATTAATGACTTCAAACCAACAACCTCTAATTCATTAGTTATTCCCAATGAATTTATTTTTTCACTAATTGCACGTGACTTTATAACATCCTGTGCCTTAGCTTTAATATTTGTAATTTCATTAGCATGTGTTTCTTTCAACTTTGCTAATTCATCTTCAAGAGGGTTTGGTGCTTCTTTAAGAGTTTTGATCTCTTCATTCAACTTGGTTATATCATCATTATACTTCTTTGTACTAGTATATTCACCTGTACTTACATCCTTAAGCCTTAAACCTTCAGAATCAAATGCTGACATAACTTTGTCATAAGCTCCATCTGTGTCCTTGAGTGTTTCCTTTAGAATTTTCTTCCAATCAGCCATGCTTTAAATTCCTCCTCTTCTGTTTTAAATGACTTGACTGTCATAAGAGTGTATGTGTTTTAATGTCCACATACACGACTTATTCTTAATATAATGTAGATATAATCATCATCATCATCATCATCATCATCATCATCACAGATTTTTCACATCTACATTATATATATAACATATAGGCTAGTTGTAAGGATTTATTCCTTATTTTTATTGGTTTCTTCAATATTCTCAAGTTCACTATAATACTTAGCACGATATTCTTTAATTGAAAGTATTCCTAACTCTACTTCCTTAAGTGCTCTTTCTCTATCCTGAGTAATATCTTCAATTATACTAGCATCAAAGTTAATTGCTATTGGACAATTAACATTATAATTAGTTTTAAACACAAAGTTATTTGCATATATAATTGTTCTCATTAAACTAAGAATTGGCTTTTCAATAGCAAGCTGTTGTTTACAAACATTTCTATACAAATCACTATTCTGTGATATTACTTCTTTTGCTGTCTTTTGTACTCCATCAGATGTAAATTTATAATAACCATGTCCTAATCCAACCTTGAATGAAAGTATGTCTAATGATAAATTAATTGCTTCACTTAATTCCTTTGAACGTATTGGAGCATCATTATATACAATCATATTCTTTACATCTGCAGGGTCATCTTTTGCATTACCAAAGAAATAAACTTGATTTGTAAAGTCACCATCATCAGGTAATATTACATTTCCATCTTTATCCTTACTAAGTAATGATTTGTGCATATTAACTTTTTTAGCTCCGAATCTTAAGTCACCTCTTAAAGCATTAAAGGCATCATCAACAGATTCTAATACATCAATACTATCTCCATATACACTTGCTCCCATTGGACTCTTAATATCATAACTATTAACCTGAGCAGTTTTAAAACAAATGAACCAAGGAATATCTGACTTTGTCTCAAATTTCTCTAATATACTAGAGTCATTTATCAACATAAACTTGTTATTAATATCTTGTGTTCCTTGTGCCTCCATGTAATTAACTTTATACTTCTTATTGTATATTACATAATTTCCATCTTCTCCAATGACATGTAATCTCAATTCAAGGAAGTAATCATTCTTAATTTGATACTCGTCTATAAATGCAACTTCTTTTATATTACCACAGTTATCCCATGTTAATGGAACTATATTCAAAGCATCATAGCGAGCTATCTTTATTTTTGTATTCTTATCTGAAAGTAGATTTCCATCCATTCTAAGTAAGTTCTCTAGTATTACTTCCATAGCTCCAGTACCCAAACCACAAGTTAATTCATAACACTTATTCAACTGTATCCAGAAGTCATTATTACCAAGTATTCCAGACATTTCATCATGACCTAATAGTAATTCATTTACATTCTTATCATCAATTACTATATTTATATTTTCACTGCATATTAAACCTGCAAGGTCCTCACATACACGTTTTCCCATGAACAACTTTGCTTTCTCATAACTACAAGATTTAAAACCATTGTTTATACCTTTCTGTATATGAAATGTAGGTACTCTTCCTTTGTACCAGTTATAACAATTAACTATGTAATTGTTATATACTCCATAGTCAAATGTGAATGTTCTAATACCAAGTCCGTTTATTATTTCTACTATTTTCTTGATATCTACCATGTTAATTGTTTCCTCCTCTTATACTAATGAATCACTTTTTATTACTTTACATATAGCATATCTACAAGTATCAACACTATGGTCATCACCATCAGGTATTTCAGATAATATTTCACCTGTCTTTTTATCTTTTGCATATTCATAACCTGCAAATTCTTGAAATGTGAATGGAGTAAAATCAGGATCAATATATATTCTGTGTAGTGATCTTAACCAAAATATACCTGCATATTTTCCATTTGTTTTACCAAATTTATCAGCAGCTCTTGAATATAGTCCCATGTTCTTTAATTCTTTTATTAGTAAAGGATTTCCACTATCACAGTATATTATTTCTTCTGAACAACCACCAATTCTTATTGCATTGTACAAATCTACTAAACCTGCAGATGGAGGTAATCTTATTTCACCAACACAATATAGGTCATTATTCTTTGAATCATAATACCAACGACCAAAATGATGTGGGTCTTTTCCACCATATGACCAATCAAGACCATTGTATATATCATTATTATTTAATAATGATTTATCAAATTTATATGTATCTAAATTATTAAATACATTAGCCTCACCTGTTCCATTTGTGTCTCCAAGGTACCACCATCTATAAAAATTACTATTATCTTTTTCTCCTTGAAGTATTCTTTTTCTATCAGTTGGAGCTATTTTCTTCCATAAACCAAACCTCTTTAGAATCTTATATGTACAATGACATATACATTGTAATTTTAAATCTGGGTTATCTTCATCACCAAGGTTTGTTTCTTCAAGTCTATATTCAAACTCATAATCATCATATTCTTTTACTTTTTCTATAAGTCTATCATTTTCTTGTGTAAAATCATATAACTTATTTAAAAAACTCTTTTTTCCTTGTAAAGGATTATATGAATAAATAACTGTACAATAGTCCAAACTTCTAGAGAACGTTGATTCTATATCTTGTATATCAAGTTCTGAATCAAAGTTCTGTGTTTCTTCTACCCACAGTGTAGAAAAACCACCAGAGCTTTCTTTAAATGATCTTAATGTCTCAGGTCTATCAGCACCACTACAAAATATAACTATATCTGTTTCTTTTCCTTTTTTATCTAGTAATACAAATTCTGTTAAGTTTTTATTCCACTTAAATTGTTTATCTAACTTTAAATCTAAAATAGCATTTTTTATAGGTGTTCCTAATGCTTGTTTTGATTTATTTGTGTACTTAACTATACACATAGCAGAGTGCCTAGTTTTAACAGTTCTTAGCACAACTAAGGCAGCGGCTACAGTACTTTTACCTGATGAACGCCCACCTTTAAAAACTAATCTGTAAAACTCATTATTTAAACACTTTTTTACAATTTTTCTAAAAGGTTTTAAAAAATAATTAGTAGCATCAAGTTTCACTTGAGTCATCTCCATCATTTATAATTATTGTATCAATATATGTATTACTTGCATCAACAGCCTCATCAGCAGCCTCTTCAATCATTTTGTCAAGACGTTTTGCTTCATTCTCAGCATTTATCTTTTGTATCTCTAACTGTAACTTGTTTAATTCATATTTTTCGTGTATTGCTTTATATTTCTTAAATTGCTCATTTAAACCTACAAGCATTTCATCAGATGTATTCATCTTACTAGCTATTTGTAATATTCTAGTATTTAATACTTCTTCTAGTGCTCCCTCTGGATTATCATAAAATGCAAATGTCCAGGCAGGGTCTGATTCAATAATAAGTCTTGTATTCATTCTCTCAGTTGGTTTATCAAACACTGTTGGAAATCTTTTATGTAGTTCACTATAACAATCATCAAATGTACAATTCTCAAGGTTCTTTTTACACCACCTAATTGTACTAATAATTAAATAATAAACTCCTGCTTTCTTGGCTTTATCTACTTTACTTCCAGTATCTACTCTATCAGATGGAACACGAGAAGGAAGTTTATATTTTTCATCTTTAGCACGTGACTTCTTATAACGTGCATAATTTTTATAATCGGACATATCTAAAGGCTCCTTATTTCTATTATTAAACTCCGTATTTTGTTTTCATTCCTATATTATAATTATATAATATGTATTATTTTATGTCAATTTAAAATTAGAATATTGTTTTATTTTACTCAGACCCAGAACTGATGTTCACCTCTGTATATAAATACAACACCTCAGCTTATTACTGAGGTGTTTTATGCTTTTATTTAGTTATCTAAATATTTTTAAACTAATTCAAATATTAAATAATGTACCTAATTATATTTTTGTATATTCACCATCTATTTCTAGTCCAGTAGTCTCTTGATGTTTATATACACCATTTACATTTGTAAATATTGCATATTCCTTAGTTGACTCATTTTCTAATGCAATATATCCTTCATTAAAATTATACATTGATACATAAGTATCTTTCTTTAATATAAAGTCAACTACTTTATCTAATGCACTAAGTTCTAAGTTAAAAAATTCTTTACTAGGTCTTATTGATTCTATCTTAGACCATGCAGCGAAGTGTCTAAGATTCTGAACTTGATTACAAAGCTCTAAGTTATTTATATTGTTTATCTCTTTAAATATTCTAGGAACTTTATGATTTACTTCAAGTCCTATATAAGTCTCTCTTGTTTCTCCACCATTCTTTATGATATCATCTACAATACCTATAAGTCTATATATAGATAAACTTGATTGTACCATTTTACCATCAGCGGCTCTATAATGTATAACTGTTCTATCAGAATATCTCTCTGAATTAAACTCATATATGCCTATATTTACTTCACCATTCAGCTTAGCTCTACCTGATAATGTTATACACTCACAAGTCTCCATGTTTAATATATAATCAGGCTGTTCTTTACATATAAGTCCTACTCTATCTCCATTAAGTATAATAGTCTTTATTCTACTTACAAAAGTATTTATAGCTCCTGACTCTGTTATGTTATTCTGTACTTCTAATAACATATTTGTGCTATTATCAATATTACCATGTCCATCTGTCAACCCATATCTCTTCATAATTACCACCTCTCTGCCCTTAGGGCTCTCTACTATTTTTATCTATATTTAATATATCATCAAATAATAATCTTGTCAATACTTTTTGCAAATATTTTTAATATTTTTGCAAATAATTATTATTCAATTAAATATTAAATATACTTATACTAAAATAGAGGTCAGTTTAAATGCCTGACCTCTATTTATATAATGATATATTTAATTTATATGAGCTTTATAATTTATTCTTTATGCTTTAGCTTAGCTCCTCTCTTTCTACCAAGGTCTGGTCTTTTACAGTGTCTGTTTACTATATAAACACCCCACTTGACCAAATTGTTTTTAATAGTATTAAAACTAACATCATATATTAAAGCAATATCCATTATGCTTGTGCCTAATTTATATCTGTCTATAATATCTTCTTTAAAGTATTCAAGTTGTTTTCTATTACGTCCTTTTCTTTTATACTGTGTTATATCTTTGTATTGGTAAGCCATTATTATGTTCCTCTTTTCTAATTTTATTAATCATATAATTTATAAGTTCTTCTAATTCATATTCTAGACTACAATCTCTTATTCCTAAATTTAAAATTTGTTTTATATGATAATTATTCTCATATAAATGTAATATTAACTTTCCACACATTCTGTCAAATAATAATTCATGCTTTACATCTTTCTTATCACAAAGTCTATTAATAATACTCACAAGTTCATCAATATCAATCATATTATACCTCCTATAAAGTTTTGTATGAAATATATTATATATATATTATTACTAATAATTCTATATAACAGCTAATAAATATTAGTCCAAATACTATAAGCTTTTCTCTGCCTCTTATGTGTATATCACCTGTTAATAATATAGCCTATATAAAACTAAAAATTAATATATCCATATTATTTCCTCCATATTATATTATATATCATGTTTTTATCAATTTTTAACTTGTACTTATCATATTTATCACAGAGTGATAATTGATGTAATAAACCAAGAAGTTGAATATCACTCATAGGTGAACCTTCAGGTTCATTGTTTCTACTTACTTTAATATAGATGAAATCATCTATCTTTAATAAGTCATTTTTTATTTCATATAAATTGTGTAATAATCTATATAAAATATATATTATTACAAATTGTTCATAATTATTAAAATATACTACAAACTTTCTAAATTTACAGTATCTTGTACCATTACTCAAGTCTAAAATTACTTTGTCATTACAATTATTCATGCTTCCTCCCTAATTTCATCTAATAAACTATTTGAATTACTAAGTATCTTTATAAGTCCTGCACGTTCACACATTACTGCAAAACAATATAAACTATAAAATCCTTGTTCCATACAATATAAGTGTATTGCTTCCCATTTTTGTTCTGAGAAGTCTATTACTTGTATATCTATGTTGAACTCTCTAAATAATAAGAAATATAGTTCTATATTATTATTTACTACTCTTTTCATAACTTATACCTCATAGTAGACTTCTTAGCTTGTTCCCATAATAACAAAGCATCTTTTAATTCTTGCTTACTTATTTTTCTTTGTACAATTTCTTCACAATAAGGTTTAATTGCTTCAAATATAAAGTTCTCTTCATCCTCTAAAACACGTTGACTAATTTCTAACATTGTATCTGATATTAAATTATCCATGTTAATTATTCTCCTACTGTTATATTGTTATCCTTCAATCAAAGTCTATATAACTCTAATATTAAACCTGCTGATGATAATATAACACTTATTAAACCTAATTTAAGCATAAATTTAGTATTTAATGGATTTAAGTAAAACCAATATATTAGTACTATTATATTTATTATTATATTTATTATTATCATTTTATGTTCTCCTATTCTTTAAGTAATATATAAAATTCTTGAGCCTGTGTACTATTAATCTATATAAACCTCCCATCATGATATACAACAATGAGAGGTTTATTTTTTTATAAGTATTTATGTAATTTTATTATTAACTGAACAATAAGTGGTGTATGTAGCATCATATTATCTTACCTGCTCATAACTCATTAACTCACCAACAAAGTCATTTGTAATTTCACTTGAAATTTCATTAGAAATTTCATTGTATTTATTATTCATATAGTGAGTAACTTCACCATGAAGCATAAATACTACAAACATCAAACCTGCAATTACCACTAACCAAGTAATAACCTTATTAAGTTGTGTTTCTCTTAACATTCTCTCATAATTATTCATATCTGTACCTCTCCACTCTGCATTTGTATCTCTCACTAATTATTTAGTGGAGGTGGGCTACAGCCAATGCAGAAACTGTAGCCCATTATTATGAAAGGAGAATTTCACTTTTAAAATTACTAAATCTTTTCAATTAACTTATTTCTTTTCACATTCTTATCATATAATATTTTTTTCAGAAAATCAATACTTTTTTCAAAAAATTTTTTATAACTTTTTTGAAATAATTTCAAATATAATTATAATTTTTTATACATAGTATCTAATATTTTATTGAGCAATTTCTCTCTATTACTTGAGCTATCAAATACTTTACAGCTTTTCTTATATTTAGTATGTGTATCACAGTCATACATATTGAAGTAATAATAATCTTTATCATCAGATATACTTATATATACATGTTTCTCTTGACAGAATTTTCTAATTAACTTATCAAATTTATAGTATATCTCACTTGACATCATATAAACCTCCAATCAAAGAGGCACCCACATCTGTAGGTGCCTCAATTATATCAGCTAATTATTTTATTATTGAGCATGTTTTACTCTATCCTGACATTCAGATTTCTTTGCATTGTTCCAATACTTCATGTCTCCAACTATGTACCCAGTAATACGTCTAATACGTTCAAATCCTATACCAAGTCCACGAGTTCTTTCACTTACAACTTTCATGTTATTACCTCCTCTAATATAGAAATAAATTATAATTATATATAATCTTGTGGTCTATATTAAAGTATCTTAACATAATCTAAACAAATCCAACCTGCATTACTCTTTAATTTTCCCCAGTTATTATTCTGTACTTCAGTAATTGTGAATACACCAACTGGTATCTTTTCTACTTTATCATAATTAGTTCCAGGTCCTTTTCTAATATTTAGGTTATTTATCTCAACTCTAATTCTAAAAGGACAATTATAAGTGTCTGAACTCTTATTAAACTTATCATAAATTTGTTTACTATAATTATATCTTTTATCTTTAACGTTATCACTTTGGTCTTTTGGTTTCTCAAACTGTATTAATACAATATCACTGCAAACCTTTAAGTCATTACTTGTTTTTAATACTTGTAATACACTTTTATAACTTGTCTCTAATTCTTTATAAAGGAATTCAACTTGCATCTCTGTACTATCAATATAATGATTCTTCTCAACTGCGAAGTTATATAAGTTTTCCTTCCTTGTATGGAAAGTCCACTGTGCTAAACCATATCCTGCTTTATCATGAACAAACATTTCTTTTGTATAATTACCATTGTTAACAGCATCAGTATATGTTTCATCATTATATCCTAATTTGTTTTCATAACTATTCTGAAGGTTATTACTTCTTATTCCAGACTCTGCATACAAATTACCTAATAAACCACAAACACCTTCAGATGTCAATCCCTTATTCAAGAACCATGAATAAATCTCTGAATTAGTCATATTTTTTCTTATTTTTGTAGTTACAATATTATCAGTAGTATCTAACATTTTATTAACCTTCTCTGCTATATCTCCTATTAGATTATATAAGTAATCTCCAGGACATGCTTTGTTAGCATAGTCTCTATGTACTGTCATATTGCAACCATTTAGGTGATTTATTCTATCATTCTTGTTATTACTCCAAACTAATTTTGTGATATTATTTCTATAACAAATATCACAAACAAGTTCTATAAGTCTATTATATACATTATCAGTTACTTTGTATGGATGAAAATTATCACTACTAACTTCAATAGTAATAGCTCTCATATCATTGTCTTTATTACTAGAACACCAAGATCTATCAGCCTCATCTACAAACAATCCTATTCTTCCATCCTTGTCTACACCATAATTACTACTTGCTTTTCTATCAGGTGTCTTAAATATATTTCCTAAAGATTCTATACTTAGTTGACCTGCAGTACAATGTATTGTAATTGTATCAATCTTATGATTTCTTGGTGATGTTTTGTTTGGAGATAAACAAACATATTCAACTAAACTACTATTACTCATATTGTATCCTCCTTTTAAATATCTGCTTAAGGATGTAATTCACCATTATTATCTATTGGATTTTCATCCAAGCTTAAAGCCCTTATCATACAACCAGGTTCACCTAATTCTAACTCATAGCTATATCCATATTCATATATTATGTTCTGTATTTCATCATCATTGTAATATCTATACTGATTATATTGATTATATCTATTATATAATGTACTACTTGATGATTCATAATTATATCCATCTTGATATGTATATTTATATACATCAGATGATATTAAACTAGCTTCATTTAACCATCCATGTTCTATATTATATAAATTATTCTTAGCTGCATTAAAATTAGTATAAACACTACTTGTTACTACATATTCACTTCCATCTACACAGTATGCTTTATATACATTTAATGATTCTCTTCTTACATTTGTCATTAAAATATTTTTATAGTATCTGCAATTTCTATATTGTACAAATGCATTATAATATGTTGAGCCATAAATTGTAGTTCCATCCTCATATGTTGATATATAGTTACTTCCATCATAAATTGAGTCTATTATCCAACCATGACTATTACTATACATTCTACTTGATCTTGCATTACTTAATAAATTATAAATATCATAAGGTACTTGATATTCATTATCATTTGTATCTATTAAATAATAATTATAAGACCTTCTATATTTATTATGTATATATTTATTTTTATAAAAAGTCCAATTATTATTTACTATGTTATTATATTCTATTCTATTTATTAATGAATACTCCTTATAAATACCTATTTTTATATTATTGTTTATATTTCTAGTTACAGTGTAATAATCTTTTCCATCCTTGTATATCTTATATCGTCCAAACTCATATTCTTCATCAGTAATATTGTATATTTTATATCCTCTTGTTTTTACTACAGCAATTCTATTGTTATATACTAAATTATTATCTGTATTAGCTGCTTTATTTACTATTATACCATCAAGCCATTTATCTCCTATATTTAAACTATCAAATACTCTGCTATCTACATAATAATTATAAGTATTATAATTATTACTTGATTCTATCCAATTAAAGTATATTTTACTATCATCATTGTCACTTATACCACAAATCTGACATTTAACATTATGTGGACAATTTAATACTTGCCACTGTATTCCATTTATATCAGTACAATATATTCTTTTATAGTCATCCTCTCTTATACCATCATATATACTTACATTAAATGACATTCTTCTACCATAATATGTATTTATATTATAATTTGTCAAATGCCAATAAGGTATCTTTATTATTTTTACTTCTTTAGTAGCTTCTACTAATGCTTTATATTCTAAATATTCATCATATTCCATCTGCTCTCTAAGTCTACTAAAGTCCCAAGGTGCACCCCAATCAAGTTCACTATGCCAAGGTATATTTTCAGGATGATAAACTTCATATTCATACTCCCAGTAACTTAAAGGTACTAAATTACCAATATAACGCTTTTGTGTTCCAATCCAATCAAAACCATGAGGATTCCTTCCACCACTTATATTTGTTATTAAATAACCCTTATAATTCCAATTCATAATATAAGTATTTAGTAAGCTCTTTTGTCTAGCTAAAAATATCTGTGCACTACTTAAATTCTTTGTTGATTCATCTAAATAAATTTCTAAATTATAATTACTAGGTAACTTTATATTTACAAGTCCATTTCTTAATCTAAATGCTCCAAGTCCAATATGTTCTACACTATCAGGTATATCTATACTATTTAAGTCTCCTAATATACTTAATGCTACCTCATTATAATTCCAACTTACATCTGAGCCTAAATCAAATGCAAAATTTCCTATTGTTTTAAGTCCATTATTTAGATTAACTCTTTCTAATGGTATCATACTTAAGAAATTATCACATATATTTCTAACTGATGAAGGCATACTAAAACTCCATCTATATTTAAAATAATCATAAGGTGCATGCTGCTGTTGACGTACCTGTTCCCATGTACACTGACTATCCTCTAAACATTCAAAATAATCTGTACTCTCATACATATCACTTGAACCCCAAATAGCTCCAAGTCCATTTCCTATTCTATGATATACCCAACCCCAAATAGATATCTGCTCTGTACTCTCTAATCTAATATATAGGTCATCTCCTATTTTAAATGTTACACTTTGATAATTTCTTACATGTCCTGCCATTATTATCTTCCCTCTTTATTTAAACAATATAATCTGTTCTAAACCATATTCTACCAGGATATAAATTATTAGGTGTATCTGTTCTAGGTTCTATATAAGTACCTGTGTCCTGTTGATAATTACTTATGTTTGAACTATTTATTTCTATTTCGTTTCTATAAGTCTTAAACTCTGTTACTCTTATCTGTGTATTACTATTATTAGATATGTATATATACATATCATCAATATACATATCATCAATTTTAAACACTAGTTCATTTTCATAATAGTTTTCATTTTCAAATTTAAAAGTAAAGTTCTTATTAAATGTCTTATTAGCTGATGACTTATGTCCTTTACCTGTTATCTTAATAATATTTAAGTATTCATAATCTGTTTTTACATTATTACATACTATATTTACTTTTAGCTTAATGTAATTTATTTCTTTACTATTATAGTCATCTGTAATATTAAACCTAGCAGTCTCTCCACCATTAAGTACTAATTCATTATTATTTATAGTACCATCACCATATATTGTATGTTCAAGTACATTTACTTCTTCTGACATAAATACTATTTTACTTGTATCTGTTATATCACTTGTATATAGTGCCATATTTTGTTACCTCCAACTATTTATATCTACTATTTAATATGGATATAAAGGAAGAAAAGGAAAAAAAGGAAGAAAAGGAAGAAAACAATATGTTCTCTTCCTTATTTTTGATGTTAAACACCATCTAATACTTCTTCCAAGTCCTCAAAGTTACTTTCATATATATCTAACACTTTATTTTCATAACTACTTGTAAGTGTTACAACTGCTGAAGTATCTACTTCTATTCCATTTAAACTACTTTCTAATACTTCCATATTATGATACATGATTTCATCTGCACTTAAATTATTTTCATAAGTTCTTAATAATGTTAATTTATTTCTAAAGTTTGTATTTAATGTCATTTCAGTTGATATTATTTTATAGTATCCATCTATATTTAAACTTACTCCTTGTACATAAACAATATCTCCTGGTTTAAAATAAGGATTTATATAACCCTCTGCTTGTATCATATTATTCTGGAGTAAAATAAACTCTTTTAATTTATCTGCATACTCTGTTATACCACTTGTATTTAGTATCTTATTTGTAATTTCAAGTACTTCATTTTTTTCTGTCCTTGTATATCTTGTTATTTCATTATAATTAAGTTCCTTTACTCTACCATAAACTGTTAATTTTAGGGGATATAACTGATTTGTAGTAAAATAGATGTCTACTCCACTCTCGTGATAAACAATATCTTTTATGTTATAATTTATATCAATATTTGTAGAATCTGCATTATTGTAGTTACTTCCTAAACTGACATCAATCATATCTATTGCTACAATTTTATCACTTGATGATATTGATATTTTATTTGTACCATTTATAGGTTGATAGTTGTCATAAGTACCTAAATTTTTAGGTATTATATTTACTCCATCAACATATTTTATTTTAAAACCTGAATAATTACTAAGGTTTCCTTGTATACTATTATAACTAAACAAGTTAGTACTACCAGTAAGATTACCTATTGACAAGTTGAAATTATCATCAATTAAACTATCACACTTTATTACTCCAGACCTATCAGCAAATATAAAAGCTAATGTATTATTTATTATATCATTACCAATATCTACAAATTTAAAAGATGACATATTCTTATAATGTATCTTCCAATCTACTATACTTCCTTCAATAACATCAAAAGTACTTCTATCATAAGATATATTGTAATTATTATCACTGTTGATATGTGTTATTACATAAACTAAGAAATCACTGAAACTAGAGTCATTATCTATTAGTATCTTATTTACTACTATGTTTTTAATTCTGTTCATTATATTACTACATGTTATTGTTACATCTTGAGATGAATCATAAGAGGCTCCTTCCTCCCAACTGTCAACATAATAAACTCCCATATCAATCTCATAATTGTCATCGGTACTCTCTAACTCTGTACAATATACATAGAGGTGTATCTTACATGTTTCATTCATCATACCATAATAAGCTGATGAACTATTATTACTACAAAGTAACTTATCTTTAGACTTTATATTTAATGTTAATTGACTAGAACCTAAAGAACCTATTATGTTACTCCCAGTATTACAAATAGATTCTTTTACCTTAACACTTGTTATATAATTATCTACACTTTGTGTTGAGTCAAGATTATTTTGTAGTGTATAAGTTGACCCATCACTAAAAGTAAATATTAACTTGTTTCTTACTCTTTTTATAATGGATTCCATTTATATCCTCCAAATTATTTCTGTCATATTGCTAGTCAGTTAAAACATTACTTCTATTATCCTGAGCCTCATTAATTAATATAATTTAGGCTTATATGATGGTAATATTACTTCTGAACAAAACTAAATTCAACATTCTCATGAAGTTCATCATAATTAGCTCCACCGTATCCATAACTACTTCCAAGTATATCTTCATACATTTCTGTGGATAATTTACAATTATTTGAAAAGCTTGACATAAAATATCCTGTAAATGTTTGTACACCTTGAGGAGTATATGTAGGTACTTTAATTGTACCAAAAAATGAACCTCCTTGTAAATATCTACCCTGTGTAAGATTAAATATTAAGTCAAAGTGCTCTTTGTTTATAAGTTTATAAACTAACTTAATATTGCATTTTACACCCTTTAATCCACCTTCATAATCAATATTGTCTGCTAATCTTCCACCATCACTTATATTATTAAATGTAATTGTTGGTGGCTCTGTTGGTTCTGGTATTGTAACTCCATTTATTTGATAGTTACTATTATTTGTAGTAAGTAAGTCATGAAAATAACTCATATTTACCTCCTTATAAAACTACTTATTATATATTATGTTACATGTATATAATAATGCCTCTACACCGCCCCCGTTTAATTTTGTACAATTTAATTATTATAAATATATAATTAAATCTCTCATACATCTAATACTGAAAACAAACATTTGTTCCATATATGTAACTTTAAAAATATCTTATAAGTATATATTAATTTTTATATAGTATATAAATTAATATAATCATTTTTGACAACTCATTACAATATAAAATATTTTTAATAAAATGTTAAAATTACTATATATTGCTTTAAAATTACTATTACTGTAATTTATAATATGTAGACCTAGTTTATAATTCTAGGTCTACATATTTTAAATTATTGTTATGTCGTTCCAAAATTATAAGCATTTAAACTGTCATTTATAACTTGACCCATTTCTATAAGCTCTGCTCTTGAGTAGAAAGGTTTATTAAGACTACTGAAGTCAATTGTTATATTCTGTGTATTTCCACCTCCACCATTGAGACCAGATATCTTATTTGCAAGTATATCCATCCAACCTGTGTTATTCTCAAGTGGTAATATAGCTTCTCTACCTGCCTCACCTACTAAACCAATAGATGGTCCATTTGTTATTCCACCTGTAGCATGAGGCCATATATTTATACCACTCACCATCTGACCAACTTTACTATTGTTCCACTCTTCTTTTACTTTTTGTATACCACTAGTAATATTGTCAAATATACCTTTTATCTTGTCCCATATACTCTTAATTACATTATATACAGATTCAAGTCCATTCTTTACTTTAGAACTTATACCTTTAACAATATTTTCTATAGACTGTAAAATACTTGTTTTAAATGTATCAAATACTGATTTAGCCTTTCCTGTAAATCCTGTCCACCATGTCTTTATGTCATTTTCTACACCAATAAGCCAGTAAGCAAGTAATACTGCTCCTGCTGTCCATAATGCCTCTAATAGTGTCCACAACTGTTGTAAATGTTCTTTAGTTCCTCCAAATAGAGTACCGAACCATCTGTCAATTATTGTTTTTATACTCTCAAGCCATATGTCAAATTGCAAGCCTAATACTTCTTGAAGTATTGATGTTAACTGTATATCTCCTAATATTCTTCTGACAATATCTCCAATTTTTTGTACTATACCAGATTCTCTAAGCTTATCAAGTAATGAAACAATAGCATCACCTATCTTTGAAAGTTTTTCATCACCACCATTATTAAGCCATTCTATAATTGTATCTAATAGTGTATTTGCTACCCCAATTATTTTCTCTGCTAAATCACCATCTCCAAGTAATTCAGTTATTCCATTAACAATACTATTAAGTAATCTCTTTATATCATTCTTGCCATTATTATCAAGGTAAGCCTGCATATTATCAAAGAATGCAATTATTATATCACTTATTACTGAAAAGTCTATTGAGTTAATTATGTTTGTTATTCCTCTAATTGCCTGCCGAATAAACATTACAAGTGATTTTGCTACATTCTGTGTATCTTCTTCTGTCCACTCACTAAATGCCTGTGATATTATCTTAGCTATCATGTTTAATCCTTTAAATACAGGATTTTCTGCTAAGAAATTAACAGCAAATTCAAAGGCTCCTGATATTGTTTTATAAATGTTATGCCCAATTGTCTCTGTATCTACACTGTCGAACATTTTAGCAAAGAATGCACCTATTGAAGTTCCTGCCTGTTTAAAATTAAATTCATCAAGAAATCCTTGTAATGCACTTGCTATTGTGTTAAATACCTGTGCTAGTGAATATCCGAATGTCTCCCAGTTAGATTTACTACTGAACAATCCATTAAAGAACTCTGCAAGTCCTTTTCCTAATGACTCTGCTTTTTCTCTTATCTCGTCCCATGGTACTTTTCTAAGTATGTCTGCAAGTGCATCTGCAAGTCCTGCTCCGAACTTGAAAAATTCTTTGTTATTAAGTAAGTCAAGTAGGTCTTGTAACCATTGAGGAAGTTCCATACCAGGTAAATCTAAACTTCCACCTAAGTCTGCAAGTGCATCAGCTACATCACCTATTCCACCTGCTATGTTATCAAGGTCAAGATCATCAAGGTCATCTAATACATCAATGTCTGATACATTTTTATTTGTATCACTTATTTGAATTACATCATCAAAAGAAAGTGTCTGTCTCTTAGCTTCTTCAATTGCTTTACTTATATCCTTAGAAGCTTTCTTTGTATCTTTAGCTGCTTTCTTTGTACTCTTACTTGCTGACTTCTGATAATCTTCTGCAGCTTTCTTAGCCTGATTGAATCCATCACTTAAACTGCCACCTATAGAACCAATCTTGCTTGCACCAGACATATCAAAGTGTAGTAGTCTACCAAGTACTTGTAAAATACCATTTACAAAGTTTGCTATAGTAGTTAATACAGGTGCTAATACTGCTAACACATTTCTAGCAAAAGCAGTTATTGTCTGTGACACTCCACTAAATGCTGACTTCATACTTAGTAGTCTACCATTAGTAGTATTTAAGTAAGCAGCATATTGAGCTTGTAATGAACCGCTCTGACTTACTAAATAATTATATCTTTGTGTCTCATTCTCCAATCCAAGGAGTGCTTTTCTTTGATTCTCTGTCATTATCTGATATAATAAACTGCTCTCTTGCACATCACCCTTGAGTGCATTTACCATATCATCACCAAGACTTGTGGCTACACCTGCTATATTACTAAGATCAGCACTATTTATAATATAGTTTGTTATCTGGCTGAACATCTGACCTATTGTATCTATTCCTGATCTAAGTCCATTTATTAAGTTATTAAATCCATTTGTTATAGCTTTCCAACTTGAACTTGCAAGTGTTGATACAAAATTCTTTGTAACTGATATTGCATTATTTAATAATTTTGTATATGCAGTTATAACTGCTATTACTGCAGTTATACTTCCAACAAGTGCTACTGCTTCTAAACCACCTGATTTGAATAGCTCTACAAACTCTCCTAATGATTTATTTGTACCAGGTATTTTTATATTCAACATATTAAATGACTTACCAACAGCTGTTAATTGTTTATTACTCATTCCTGTTGAAGTACTTAACTCTTCTGCACTATCACTTAAATCACAAAAAGCATTTGTTAACCCTTCTGTATTTACTTCTACACCATCATCAATATTTATGTTATCTAAATCTATATTTGATAAATCTTCATAATCTTCTGTAATTCCATCAAATATATTATCAAGCATTTTTGTCTGCTCTATCCAAGCATTTATGTTATCTATTTCTTCATCTGTTAAATCTATTATATTAATTAAATCTTCTGTATTATCATCAAATACATTTATATCTAAATCTGGTGTCTCAATTTTATCAAGGTTATTATTTATTTCATTTAACATTGACTGTGTATCTAAATTAAAATTAACAGGTATATTGACCTGTTCATTATTTAATTTATTAATTTGTCCATTAATATTTTGTATACCATCAGTATTGGAATTAACATTGATATTAATATTGCTATTCAAATTCTGTGCCATTCCTAAACCTCCTTATTGATAATACCTTGTTTTTTAAGTCTTTCTAATTCTTCAAGTTTTTTTCTTCTTCTTTTATGTAATTCATCCTCTACTATTGGTTTATCTCCAACTTGAGGACATTCTTTTAATTTTCCTGCTAGCATACTTCCGAACATGCCTACAAGTTCATAATTACTTTGTAAATCCTTATTCTTATTGTTAATAGCTCTTATTTTAATGCCATCACAATATCTATACATAAACAAAGTATTCATGTCACAGAAGTCTTTAAATGTTAAATTATCATCAACTGTTTGTATTTGATTGTAGAAATCCATAAATAATTGTGTAAATGAACGAGTTTTAATTTCTACATTATTCTTTCCATCAGATTTTATTTCTCCAAAAATGTCTGAGAATAAATCTATTATAGCATCACTTAAACTGCTTTGTTTTATATAGCTGGCTACATAATCACAAGCATTGTTATAATTTAATTTATTACTTATCATAACTATGTCAATCAGTACTTCCATACTGTAATTTTCTAATTCATCAAGTGCATTTATATCTTTCTCTGCTTCATATTCAATTAACTGTTTAATTGTTAACCCCTTGATTATCTTCATCAGTATATACTCCTATAATAAAAGGGTACTAAATATAAACTTAGTACCCTTTTAATGACTTAATACCAAGCCACCTGTTCTTATTCTGTTACTTCTTATTCTGTTACTTCTTTGTCTGTTACTTCTTTGTCTGTTACTTCTTTGTCTGTTACTTCTTCTTCCTTGTTAGGAGTAATATTATTAAGAATGTCACTTATGTTTGCTTTCCCATCTTTAATATCATTGATATTAAGACTACTTAATGCTCCTTGTAACTGTTTCTTCATGTCACTTATCTTCTGCTTAGCATCAAGATATTCATTGATTGAATCTTCTAAACCCTCAAGCATATCACCAACCTGCTTAGCAAAAGGTATATCTTGATTAAGTATTCTACACATATCACAGAAGCAACCAATTGTACCTTTCTCTGGATATGCTTTAACAAAAGCAGTATATCTATCTTCTGCTGTGTTTATATCACACAGATTATTTCCACCTCTTATTAACAACAGACAATCATCAATGTCAGGTATCTTTTTATCCTGTATTACTCCAATTGTCATTGCTAAATAAACATTTCCTTTAAAGTTCTCTCCATTTTCTTCTTTGTATCTAGCCTTGAACTCTTTTGCTATTTCATTAAAATTGTGAGGTGTAAATACCATGTTAGGCATTAATACACTTCTTGACATAATTTCACTCATTTTGTTATCCTCCAAATAATAAATGAATCCCTATTTAGTTATATAGGGAGAAAACAGAATATAAACAATTTTCTCCCTAAGTCATAACTTATTCAATTACTCAAGGTAATGTAATGTTTGCTGCAGGAACAAACTCCTCAACTGCAAATGAAATATTGAATGTCTTAGCATCACCAATACTTTCGTCATTACTATACTCACCAAAGCCACCAATTACTGCATCCTCGATTTCATCACCAGTTCCATAATTGTAGGTATCTACAATAAGGAATCTTTTACCTGTCTGAACTGCGGCCTTAAGATACTCTACATCTGTCTTTACGTAGTTCCATACACAGCTAAGGTCATTATTACTAATAGAGCCAAGAATCTTTCCAGACTTTCTAATTGTCTGAACCTCTATAGCATCTTTTGTAACTCCCCAACCACTAATTGTCTGAATCATATTAACCTGATCATCAGCTGTAAGAGTAAATGAACTTGCTGCTGTATCACTTGATGAAATCTCTTTGATAAAGTATTTCTCTCTGTCATCACCAGGTACCTGAATCTTACCTAAGTTAAGTTCTGACCATACACTTGCCATATCTTTTACCTCCTATATATTTGTAGTGTATTATTTTAGTTACTATATAATAAAAGTTTAATTATAAACCTTATTACCATGTATTATTATTTTCTATATATTTTACTGAAATATTTAAAACTACCATTTGATTTCCATCTTTGTTCTTTCCTATAGGTTTAAGGTTTACTAGCCTTACATCCTTAAACCAATACATTGAACTCCGTGTATTCTTCCTTAAATTATTAAGTGTATTCTTTAAATACACTTTACAATTATCAATGTCATTTGGTTTACTTACTACTGCTATTTGTATCTCTGCTTGATACATATAACATCCTCTAACACCTAATAATGTCTCTGTTGTGTAAGTCTCAAATATTCCTACATCACCAGGTTTATCTTCTCTCAAGCTTTGTTCCCAAGTCTTATGATTAGGAACATTGTCAGTGATTACTTGATCTACATCACCATACTCAAAAGTATGGTCTAACCTATTTCTTATATGTTGAAATAAACTTGTTACTATTTCATCTCCCATGTTATTATAACCTCATCTCTGCTTGTACTTCTTGTATTGCTATTGTCAAGAACTTTGCTTGTTCTGGAAACTTGTGTCTCTTCCATGTTTGTTCATGAACAAACCAAGCATAAGGACAATCAAACACAACACTACAAGTTCCATCACTGTTATGTACTATTTTACCTGTACTTGCTAAATATCCTGTGTCTTTAGGACAATAATAAATTGCTCTAGCTAATACTGCCTCAGCTACTGCTTCATTTACTACTGCAGTTATTCCTGCTACATCAAGTGCAAAGTCATATTCAACATTTCCAGTTCCCTTGTTATATTGTCCTATAACTCCAAACTCTGCTCCACCTTTAACGCCATATTCCATAGCTATTTGAGCTTCATTTGTTCTAGGAAGACTTTGTACTAAATCACCAATGACCTCATCTACACTATCGTTGACTGCTTTTGTCATGTTATAATAGAAACTATATATGTCATCTTTATCAACACTTATATAAATATCAGCCATCACTTAAACTCCTAGTTACTTCACATAGGATAAATATCCTGCTTTTTCATCAGACACCCATAAAGCATTGACAGGTGTGCACTCCATTACTACTCTTCCATTTAATTTTGACATTGGTTTTATATACTGTTTAGTCTTATAACAGATTGTACAAGTGGTTTGGTCACCATCATCTGTGTGTACTACTTTAATCTGTCCTTTAAGTCTTAATCCCTTTATTGATACTGGAGGAAGTAAAGGTAATGGTTCATTACTATCTCCAATACCTTGAAATTCCTCGTATGTTATATCTTTGAAGAATTCATCAAACATTATTTTCTCCTATGTCAAATCATAATTAAATTTCTATCTCTGTCTTTCTACACTTATATTATAAATTAAATGCCAGTTTTGTGGTTATAATATTATTTCATCATTGTAATAGTGACTGCCCGAAGACAGTCACTATTTTAGGGAGGATACAAAAATGATACTTATATCTATATAAATACTATTTAGTACTTATATATTATTATGATTTAGTTTGAAACTTAATATCAATAATTTTGAATACAGTTACACTTATTTCAACATTATTCAAATATTTCCAAGTAGGATCATTTATTTACCTCCTAATAACTATATTGTCAACTCTACTAATATATTAATACAGAGAGTGTACATAATAATGTATCCTTATTTGGTATCTTTATACTTCTATATCACAAAACTCTTCATCATTTTCATCAATGGTATGTTTTTCTATTCCATCATCACCATATACATAATTCTGAATTGCTTCATTTTCCTTTAACTGTTTATTCAACCACTCTAAAGCAAATTTAACTAGTTTACTAAAATAATTAAATGTAATTACTTTACTAAATATTGGAAACTTAGTTATAAACCAGTCATATACTAGTCTTAACTTAGCCTGACCTGTACCAGTACCAAGTTCTTTTTCTGCTTTCATAACAGCATACTTCAACCACTCTTTGACTCTCTCTAACTGTTTGTCTGTAGGCAACTTAATAAAACCAAGTATTCTTGCTACTACTAAAGCAATAATAGCAATACCACCAACTATTAAGTACCAATTGTTTAGGATGAAACTAATTACATTACTCATTATCCTACCTCCTCATTTGTCTCTTCTACTTTTATATTGTTAATCTCATTTTGCTTCTCTGCTTTTGTCTCAAAATAACTCTTAGCAAAATAAGGAATAACTGTAGCTATTATGGAAGAAATAAGTAATACAACTATGTTATTTACATTTTCTCCATGATTATAATAAATATCTATTCCTAAATAAACACTTATCCAAAACCAAGCTAATACTTGGTGACGTGTCATCCACACTTTACTGTATTGTTTTTTATTTATTTGTTTATTTCCAAATTCTATGTTTATCTTCATCTCACAAAATCCTCCCAAAATTTTTATTAGATGCTTATATAGCTTTTTACATATATGTAATTATATATTTTTGTATCATGTATCACTTACTTATACTATTTCACTATATGAAATTTATTAAGTAAGTGATACTTAATATCTTTGAGTGACAATTATTCATCAACATAAAATAAAGTTTATAAAATGTTGATTATTATATGTATAATCAAATTAAGGAGCAAGTCCAGTTTTAATTGCAACATAGCCTAATACTAAACCCAAAACAGCCCAAACTATTTTCTCAATATAGTTTTGAACCTTGTCATCATTCTTCTGTCCTGTCTTATCATGTTCTTCAAGTTTTGTAAGTCTTGTCTCATGATTATTTAATACGCTATCTTGAGAGTCTAACTTATTCTTTATATCTGATACATCTCCCTTTATGTCTTTAATATTATCATTTAGTCTATCTGCCATTAAATTTAAGCTATTATCAAAATGCTTTATTATTAAATCCCTTGATTGATCTGCATCCATAAATGCCCTTTTATTTCTCTCACTGAACTGTTGAAACTTAATATCTTGTCTTTCTTCTAACTTTCTTGTCTCTCTCAACATTTCATCATGTACCTCCCTTAATATTTTGTTCTTAAACATTTGTGTGTCCTCCTTAAATACCTAGTATATACTTATAAAAATATTTATCTATAATGTCTTTGTAAGCATCATCATATCCTTTAATTGTTTCAAAGTTTGATATTTCTTTTGCATCTGATCTAAACTTAACCAATGCACCTGAACCATCTTTAAACTCTTCAACACCCATATTTATAAGCTTATTATATTCTGATTCTCCATCAGAGTTATCTCTTATAAGTGTTTTAATACCATTAAGGAGTATACCTAATTTTACTATATCAGGACAATTAACTGTTTCCTGGTTTATATTTCTTGGCCATTCCATTGGTTGTGAATTGTATACTTTACATCCACAATAAAACATATAAATATTTTCAAATAATTGTGTATTTCTATAAATGATAATACTTTTATCATTATCTGATAAATTATTCCAAAGTATGTATTCCTCTTCAGAATTCATAAAGTTATCACTTATCATTTGGTTTGCTTCAGCTACATCAAAGTAACAATTCTGTCCTACAACTAATTCAATTGACATAAAGTTAAACCTCCTATTTTTATACTTATATTAATATAAGTAGTTAGGTATTTATGTCAGACCTAACTCTTAATAAATATATTTTATTACAATATTATATTTATACTATTTGTACCCATGCATTTGAACTAAATACATACTGTGATGTTATTTCATAATATGTATACGAACCAACTGTATGCCCTGTATAAACATACCAATAATCTCCCTCATTATAACCACTTGTACTTGAAGGTGCTACTGTACTATATGTAGGACATATAGCAGAACCATTTACTCCTAATATACTAACACCACTTTTAATATTATTTGCTACTATATTATTATCTATAGTATTTGTTACTGCTTCTACATTTACACTTGTGTAACCATTATAAGGACTTAATGGTGTAAATTCTTGAACACTCACACTAGGTGTAATATTTAAACTTGTACCGTTTAATTTATTTATATCTTGTATAGCATCAGCGTAGTCATCACTACTCATATTTGTAGCATCTACACCCATACTAGTAATTGCATTTTTAATATTATTTAAGTTTGTAATAGCTCTACTAATTATCTCACTTGTAGTTTGACTTAATGCCATTTTATTATCCTCCAAATATTTTTAGGGAGGAAACAAAATAAATTATGTCTCCTCCCTTAATTATAATTTTTAAACTGGTGTATAAGTAATCTCAAATATTGCTACAACTTCAGCTGTAATTGTAACATCATTATTCTTAACTGTAATTTCACTAATATCATTATAGTTTATAATAGCTAAATACTTTGTAGTAGCACTTATTGCTGATGTAAAGTCAATAAGTGTGTTTCCGACATCAGATATTATTTTATTTTCAACATCAATATTCTGTATATCATCTACTACTTGATATGCTCTACCACCTACATATGAGGCTTCATCTCCATCTACTCCAGTACCACTATAAACTTGCTTAAACTTCTTACAAGCTAATATGTTAAGTCCAGAGTGATTATCCATCAGTACTGGTGTATTCGTAGCTGAAAGATTAAGTTTTACTGTTCCACCATTGTTAGCATAAATTTCAACAGCCTTGTCAACAAGTGACTTCATAACTGTTTTTGAATCAATATCACCAGTGTGTGTTCCTGTTGAGTCTGTATATTCAAATGTACCAATACTTGAAACAGTCTGACTTAATAGATTTCCGTTCCATGTGATGTCTCCTTCATCCCCACTATCAATACTTGTTTCAGCACCTGCAATATTAAACTCTGTTATAAGCTCTTTTGCACCACTATATTCTATAGTGTCACTTCCATTTGTAACTGTTAATTTAATATTATCTACATTTGTATAAAACCAATCATCCATTAAACCATCAACTCTAATACCAAGTTTTATAGCTGGATTTGTTCCTATTACATCTGTAGTATTAGTTATATATACATCATCACTATGGTCATCAGCTGAAAGTACACATGTAGGTCTAACTGATTTATCTTCTATGCAATCTAATTTTATTTTAGCACTTGACCAATTACTCATAAGCTTAATAGATTTGTTTACTTCTCTACCAAGTTTATTACAATATTCTATTTTAGCCTTTGTCTCATTATAAGGTTTAAATGTTAGCATGGCTTCATTAAAATTATTATTAAGAGTAATTGTATATTCTCTATCTGCCATCTTCTAGTTACCTCCTATAAACTTAAAAAGGCAGTTACTCTTATTAAGTAACTGCCTTTTTAATATCACTGTTCAGTTACATTTACTACTAATGTACTTGAACCTACAGGAATATCAACATTCTGTGTCAAGTCAACTGACTGTCCATTAAGTGTAGCTGTTACTATATCTTCTACATTAGTAGGTGTAGCAACTACTGAACTATTTAAACTTGCACCATCAAATGATTGTGTATCCTGACTTCCATCAAAGCTAGATGTATCAAATCCAGTTATTGACAGTCCTGACAATCTATCCTCTACAGGAGTTGGTTCAGGACTTACTGAAAATTTACAACTGCCTTCATGACTCCTTCCTTCATAACTGTCTTAACACCAGATACTGAAAGGCATCTAATAGCATCCTTGAAGGAATCCTGAAGTCTAAGAGCCTCAAGCTTCTGTAACTGATTAACCTCAGATGTAAACATTGGATGAGAAAGAATAACCTGGTCATTATTTCCATCTGTCTGAGGAATATTATTTGAAGAATAAATCTCCATTCCATAAAGCTTTCCTACATAACCTGCCTTGAGTGTATCCTCAGCTGTAGGAGGAGCAATATTGATATAAGGGTCTGCAAGAAGTGCATTCTCAAAATCAGGAGGACATGCAACTCTACGTCCCTCAACAGGAACATTTGCTCTGTCTGCTAAACTCTTAAGCTTAAGAAGAACCTTCTTAGCTGAAGCACCATCAGTAATAGCAATAGGAGTTGTGTCATCTCCATAAGTATTAGCTGATGTAGCTGCACCTGCAATCTCAGCAAATGTAGCCTGATCAAGATTCTCAGCTACCTGTCTAGCCATCTCCTCT